TTTCAAACCATTGATAAAACAATGCGCAAAAGATTTCCTGAGCACTTTGATAGTGACCAGAGCTATGAGGAAGACGATCCGCCTCCTAAGAAAAGGGCGTCAGAACCGGATGAGGATGATGAACCCCCACGCCGTGCAACAAGAATTACTTCGCCTGTAGCCCCGGCTGCACGAAGTACACCGCCTAATCGCATTCGCTTAAAAGCATCTGAGGTTGAGACCGCGCGTCGCCTTCAGGTGCCCATTGAAGAATATGCTAAACAGGTTGCTTTACTTAGAAGAGGTGCTTAATCATGGAAAATATCGAATCAAAAAAACCGCAAAATCGTTCGGATCGTGCATTGGATACTAGGGCTACCAGCTACAGACCAACGTCTTGGCAAGCCCCCGAAACCCTGCCTCAGCCAGATGATCGACCCGGTTGGAAACATCGTTATGTTCGTTTAAGCGCTAATGGTCAGTCTGACCCAGCAAACATTGCTTCTAAGTTACGTGAAGGATATGAACCCTGCAAAGCAGAGGAATATCCCGAACTCATGATGCACGCCGCCATTGAAGGTCGCTTTAGAGGCGGTATTGAAGTAGGTGGTTTGTTACTCTGCCGTATTCCAGCCGAATTTATGGATCAACGTGAAGCTCACTTTGCAAAAATAAACAAGGCGCAAATGGATTCTGTAGACAACACCTACATGAAAGACAACGATCCACGAATGCAAAAATTTGCGGAACGTTCGTCTAAGGTCACATTTGGCACAGGTTCTTAAATTTTTTAAAAGGAGTCTTAAATGGCTTATCCCGTCGTATCAGCTCCGTACGGGCTGTTGGCGCAGAACTTAATTGGTGGTCAAGTATTTGCGGGTTCTACCCGTATGTACCCCATCCAGTACGGTTATGCGACCGACATCTTCTACGGTGATTTCGTCGTACTATCGCGTGGTTCTGTAACTCGTGCCTCAGTTTCTACTGGCACTGGTTTAAACCAAACGGTTGGTATTTTTGTGGGTTGTACTTTCACCAACCCTTTAACTAAGCAAAAGCAATTCAACCAATACTGGCCTTCAGGAACCCTCGCAGGTGACTGTGAAGCCTATGTGTTGGATGACCCTGATGCTGTGTTTAAGGCTGTTGTATGTTCCGCCACTACTGTTGTTGCTTCCGCTGCTATGGCTATGATTGGTACCAACCTATCCGCCATTAACAATACGGGTAGCACAACCACTGGTAATTCTGCTAACGCAGTTTTAGCTCCTACGGCAACCCCAGTAACAACCACCTTACCTTTGCGTTTGGTTGGCTTGGTACATGAGTCTGCTATCACTGTATCTGCCACTGGCTCTTCATCTTCTACAACAATTACCTTAACTGGTTCTGGCTTGCCTAGCGCAATCCCTATTGGAACAGATGTAGCCTACGTTGCAGCAAACGGGCAAATCATTCAAACAGGTTCTTTTGTAACCGCCGCAGCGTCAGCTGCTGCGACATCAGTTACGATTAACGCTGCGATTGCCGTGCCGGGTAGTGTTGTGGCTATTCCTAGCGCATCCACTATTGTGTTCACCCAGTATCCAGAAGTCTTGGTTAAGTTAAACCAAGCACTGCACGGTTACTACTCTGCCACTGGCGCTTAAGGAGTTACTTAAATGACTATTTCACGCGCACAACTACTGAAGGAACTCCTGCCCGGACTGAACGCTTTGTTTGGTATGGAGTACGCTCGTTACGGTGAACAACATAAAGAAATTTATGAAACTGAAACCTCTGAGCGTTCTTTTGAAGAAGAAACTAAGCTGTCTGGCTTCTCTGCCGCACCAGTCAAAAACGAGGGTTCTGCCATCGCTTATGACAATGCTCAAGAGGCATGGACTACCCGTTACAACCACGAAACCATTGCTTTGGGTTTCTCAATCACTGAAGAAGCGATTGAAGATAACTTGTACGACAGCTTGTCTGCTCGTTACACCAAAGGTCTGGCTCGTGCTATGGCGTATACCAAGCAGGTTAAAGCAGCCGCTACTCTCAACAACGGTTTCTCCGCCGCTTATGTCGGTGGTGATGGCGTTGCTTTGTTTAGCACTGCTCACCCCTTGGTTAACGGTGGAACCAACTCCAACCGTCCTTCCACTGCTGCTGACTTGAATGAAACTTCGTTGGAAAACGCTGTTATTCAGATCGCTGCATGGACAGACGAGCGTGGTTTGTTGATCGCTGCCAAGCCCAAGAAGCTGATTGTTCCCGCTGCATTGCAGTTCGTGGCTACCCGCCTGTTGGAGACCAGCTTGCGTGTTGGCACTACCGACAACGACATCAATGCTCTGAAGAACAACGGTTCCATCCCTGAAGGCTACACCATCAATAACTACTTGACCGACACAAACGGCTGGTATTTGACAACTGATGTGCCTAACGGTCTGAAGCACTTCGTTCGTTCACCCCTTGCTAACAGCATGGACGGTGACTTTGATACCGGCAACGTCCGTTACAAAGCCCGCGAGCGTTACAGCTTCGGTTGGTCTGATCCGTTGGGAATGTTTGGTTCCCCCGGTACGTCCTAAGAAGACTGAGAAGGGGGCCTTGTGCCCCCTTTTCTTTTGGTGTATATTGAACGCATTCCGGGAAACCCGGCGTATCAAACAGTCCCGGCTGACTGACATGCAAGATTGAT